AACAATTTGAGAATATTAATAAAGAAATGAATGATAAAATGGATAAAAAGGTTAAAAATATTGATACAAATATTGCTACAAATAATAATATAGACAAATTAATTGTAAATAATGAGATTAGGCCTGTTAAGGAAGATTTTAATATTTCAATTGCAAATAAAAGAAATGATTCTGTTATAATAAATAATAAAGAAGTTTATAACCAACATGAAATTTTTAGAAAAAAAGATGAAGAAACATTAAAACAATTAGATATAATAAATGAATCTAGAAATAAAATAGATTCTAGTTATCCTGTAATTATGCCACCAAAAAATAAATTAAAAAAAAAAAATTATTTTGTTACAATTGATTCAATAAACAGAGATTTAGTTAAATATCCAAATTGTAATAATTTTAAAATCAATTTTGCACCAACTAGTGATGATTATGACCACAAAATTATTACAGATGGAACTATTAGACCTAAAACAATGAGTTTAGAAGAATATTTTAAGAAACATGTTTTATTAGAAGGGAAAATTAAAATATCAGGGAATAGTGATGGTGCATATATTTCAAGAACATTTGATAATGTAAGATCTGTGGAATGTGTTCAAGTAATAGTACCAAATACAAAAGTTTATGTAGGTGGAAATAAACCTAGTAGATATAATACATCAACAAAGGAATTTAATAAAGATTTTAGAAGTGGTAGATTTGGACCAGTATATGATGATTGTATGGGTATAGGAAAATCAATATTGGATGAACCATATGTATTATTGAAAATAGATGAACTTGAATCACCATATTATGGAACTAATATTGCTAATTCTACATCATTTGCTAAATTAGTATATGATGGTGATTTCGGTAGATTAGAATCTTTCTTAAAATTAAGGACAGCTGATCATGATGAAATTTATGAATATGATCCAACAACATTAGGTAAATTAAATTCATTTACATTATCTCTTCGTAAATTTAATAATATATTATATAACTTTGGACAAGATAAAATACATGTTGAATCAATAAAAGGTCCATTTTTAACCGTTACATGCGATGAAGAAAAAGATGAAGAAAAAAAAGAGTGTAATGATGATGTAAAATGTTGTAATGTAAAAAGATATTACTTTAAAATATCTATATCATGTATGCATGAAGACTATAAAAAATCATGTTGTGATAATGGTATATCTGGAAATATAATAAATGGTAGTGGTCATGGTATAAAACCAGGTGATTTAATATATTTATTTAACACTAATATATGTAGTTTAGAAAATAGAATTAAATTTAATCTTGATAAAATTGATTTAGAAATAAATAATATAGATAATAGTTCAAATAAATCTACATTTAAATTAAAAATAATTACACTATTAAATAAAGATATTGAAAACAGTGAAGATAATTTATGGATTGCAGATTATATTGATTTTAATCAAATAAATTTTAAAACTAGCAATATAATAGAATTTATATTTAAAAATGGAAGCAAATCACAATATACTATTATTGAGTTTATTAATAATAAAGAAATTAAACTTGAATATAAAGAAGGAATTGAAATAGATGAATCAATAGATATAGAAGACATTAAATATTTAAATTATTATGTGAAAAAATTAAATGGAATTTTAAATGAAGATCCACATAGTCTTAATTATAAAGGTGGTATAAATGTAATATCAATATGTGATAATAAATCATTTATTGTAGAAACCTATGGAGAAAATAGTCAATTAAATATTGAAAGTTATTTTAAAAATGACATGTTTTTTATTCAACACAATAAACAATTAAGTTATACATTTAAAATAACAACATTAGAGAAAAACACTGAAATACTGGATTCAAGATTAAATTAATTTTATCAATTTATTCCATATGTAAATCGATTTTGTGTATTAATAATTCTCATGTATTAATCAACTTATATTTTAATTTGATTAATATTAATTATAAAAATATTATGTATTTTTTAATGAAAAAATTGCTTTGTATGTTTTTAATAATGCATCTGGTGTAATAGATATAGTATCTATCCCTTCTTCAACTAAAAATTGTGCAAAGTCTGGATAATCACTCGGTCCTTGTCCACATATTCCAATCTTTACACCATTCCTTTTACATGCTTGTATTGCCATTTTAATCATTTTTTTTACCGCTGGATTTCTTTCATCAAAAAGATGTGCTATTAATTCAGAATCTCTATCTACTGCTAGTGTTGTTTGTGTTAAATCATTACTTCCAATACTAAAAATATCAACATACTTACAAAATTCATCTGCTAAAATACAATTAACTGGTAATTCACACATTAACGCTATTTTCAATTCATTTTCATGTCTTTTTAAACCATGTTTTTCCATTTCTTTCAATACTTTTTGACACTCTTCTGGTGTTCTGCAGAATGGTAACATAACTGATACATTTGTTAAACCCATTATATCTCTTACTTTTTTAATAGCAGTACATTCTAATCCAAATGCTTTATTATATTTTTCACTATAATATCTAGAACATCCTCGCCATCCTATCATAGGGTTAGATTCAATTGGTTCAAAATATTTTCCACCAAGTAAATTATAATACTCATTAGATTTAAAATCAGATAATCTAACAATAACATTTTCTGGATAAAATGCAGCTGCAATTTTAGCTATTCCATAACTTAGTTTCTCTATAAAATATTCGATACCATCTTTAAATCCAACAATTTTTGCCGATATTATTTCTCTTAATTTTTTATCTTCTAAATTATTATGATTTATTAATGCTAATGGGTGAATTCCTATAAAATTATTTATTATAAATTCTTCTCTTGCAAGTCCAACACCTTTGTGTGGTAAGAATGATGTTTTAAATGCATTTTCAGGACTACCAATATTTAACATAATATCAATATCTAATTTTGGTAATTTACTTATATCTGTTGTTACTATATCATAATCTAAATAACCATCATATACATATCCAATATCACCTTCTGCACATGAAACGGTAACTTCTTGATTATTAGTTAAAATTTCAGTACAATTAATTGTACCAACTATTGCCGGTACACCAAGTTCTCTAGCAACAATAGCAGCGTGACATACTCTACCACCTTTATTTGTAATTATTCCACCTGCTTTTTTCATTATTGGTTCCCAATCTGGATCAGTTATATCTGTTACTAATATGTCACCTTCATTAAATTCTTCTGGAACAGTATCTCCACCCCTACCATCCAATGAATATAATATACGTACTTTGCCTTTTCCAATCTTATCACCAACTGATATACCATGTACGATTCTATTTAAATCATTTTTTGATATTTTATATTCGATAAATTGTGTATCATCTTTATTTGAATTAACTGTCTCAGGTCTAGCTTGAACTATAAATAATTCATTTAGTAAACCATCGTATGCCCATTCAACATCCATTGGCGACCATTTATTATTTAATTCTGTATAATATTTTTCTATTTGGATTACCCACTTAGATAATTTTATTATAATATCATTACTTATACTAAATTTATTTTTTTTATCATCATCAACATTTATTACTAATGTTTTTACATCTGGATTTGTACCATAAACCATCATTTGTGTTTTATTTCCTATTTTTTTATCAATTATTGGAATATGATTACCATTTAATGTTTTTTTAAAAACAATTATCTCATCAGGTTTAACTCTTCCGCCGACAACCATTTCTCCTAAACCCCATGATGAATTTATAATTATTGCATCTTTAAATCCAGTTTCAGAATCTATTGAAAATGCTACACCTGCACTACCAAGATCCGATCTTACCATTTTTTGGACACATACCGATATTGATAGATTTTTATCATAATTCATTGTTTTTCTATATGATATTGCTCTATCTGTATATAATGAAGCAAAACAATTTTTAATAGAATCTAGTAATTGTATTTTCCCCCTTACATTTAAATATGTTTCTTGTAATCCTGCAAAAGATGCATCAGGTAAGTCTTCTGCTGTACTTGATGATCTTACAGCAACATCAGTATAATTTTGAACATCATTATTATTGTCAATATAATTATTTGATAATTTTTTATAATTAATAAATATTCCTAATTTTAAATGATCTGGAAATACCCCATTTGATATTTCAGTTCTAATTAAGAGACCTTTTCTTCTTAAATCAACTAAATCAAATGTATTCATATTCATTAATAGATTTTTAATTTTTGTATCAAGTTTATTGTATTTAATGAACTCATTAAAACATTCTGTTTTTAATACAAATGCATTAGGAACTTTAATTCCTTTTTTTGATAAATTAGTATACATTTCACCCAATGATGCATTTTTACCTCCAACTGTATTAACATTATTCATATTAATATCTTCTAGCCAGCAAAAATATTTTTTCATTTAATAATAATAATATAATTATTATCAAATATATACTTATTTATATATAAAATATAAAATTTGGCTTATCTATTTTTAATATTTAAATTTTTATAATATTGAGGATTATATTCAGAATATAATTTTTTACTATTACATTCTCTAAACCATAAATTAAATGCATATTTGTCACCCTTTAATACAGGCATACCAGCATGCTCTGATAATGGGTGCCTTTCATTACTATTTTTATAAGTATTATCAAATACTAACATACTTCCTTTTTTTGATTTTATTATCTTATTTAATTTTGTTAATTTAGTTCCACCGCCCTGTTTTACGTTATTTAAATAGCATAAAGCTGTTTTAATTCTAGCACCACCTAATCTCATACATCTTAAGGTTTTATCCGATCCGTTTTGTTCCCAACTATCATAGTGTAGTCTATATTCTTGATTAACATTATAATGAATTATTTGAAAATTTTCTGCATTTTCTAATGGTAATCCGACAATATTTGCTATTCTTTTACTTACATCTTGTGTTATTTGATCATGATTATGATTAATCCATGTATTACTTCCTGTTCTACCTTTTGATACATATCCAGATTTATTATTACTAACTAATGCCCTTTTCAATTTATTTTTAGATAAATTAATAAAATGTAAACATTCATTATCATTTAATACATTATCATAAACACAGACAAACGGATCATTAAAATATTTTATATAATTGTATTTATTACTTTTCATTATATATATATATATATATATAACTAAATATTTTATCTAACAGCCCATGACGTTTTACCAATATATTCATCGCCAATGATCCAACTATTTTTTACAATTTTTATGTTACTATTTTTATCAGATTTATTTTTATTCTTATTTTGTATCAAAATCATACCATATATTTTCATCGAATGATTTATATTTACTTTTCTATTAACTGTATTAATTGTATTAAATACTTTAAACATAGTTATATAATCATATAATTATATTTTTATATGATTATATAATTGTATATAATATAATATTTTATTTAATCATTTTTCCTGATTTATCAAATCTACCAACTACAATTGGTGTTCTTGATTTTTTCATACTATTGTAATCATATAATGTATTAGTTCGTATATTAACAAGAACCTTTTTAACAATTTTAGGTTTTGTTTTTAATGATTTTCTTTTAATTCGTTTTTTATATTCATTAATATCATACATTTTTTTACTTTTTCCATCTGCTATAATAACCATACCTTTATTAGTTATACCACCTAATATTAATTTTACATCTACTTCCTTAGTTTGGGTAACCTCTTTATTATAAATAGTATTTTTAGAAATATCTGTTAAAAATGATAAGCCCATTTGATCATCACCAAATGAAAAACAATTAATATCTTCCTTTAATTCTGATTTATTTAAAATACAATCGACCGCAGATTCTTTAAGTGTCATAAGTAACTCATTTGTTATTCGTTCTTTACTTAATGCGACTTCCATTATATATTCATCTGTTGATAGTTTTTCTTTCTGACCAGCTTTATCTTCATCTGTAAATACAGATAAATATCTAAATACTTCAACATTTCTTTCATTGGGTTTTAATTCTATATGTGAATTTCTTCTTACACCTCTACCTATAACTTGTTTAATAAGTATTTCATTCCAATAGGGTTCCATAATATGAATTTGTCTAATATTTTGAAGATCAAGTCCTTCTGCACCAGCAGCTGATGCTAAAATTATTTTTAAATCTTTTCCATATTTATTTTTAGATGATGTAAATGTATCTATAATTTCTTTTCTTTTTTTATAATCAACTGAACCAGAATATAATGCAAACTTCGGTTTATTAGATGAACTTCCGAATGGTGCATATCCGTTTGCTTCCAAAACCATAGAGAATATAGCAGATCCTTCCACTGATGTAAATTGTGAATAAACAAATATTAACCCATCTGACTTATTAATATTATCTAGAATAGCTTTCATTTTTGGTGAATATTTTTGAAGTCTATTTGGTTCGTCTTTCAAATATTTTTCTTTATCTTTTGACAATTTTTTTAATGTTTTATCCAATCTTTGCATATATTTTTTACTCAATTCTGTATCTGATACTATTTCTTCCTCTTTTACCATATCTTTTATAATAGATTTATTATTACTTTTGCCTTTTTCAAGATCCTCTTTAATTTTAACAATAGATAATCCAGGTTTAGCAAATGGTCTAGGAATATCTTCTGGAAATACAAAATTACTAAATTGACGTGAATATATTCGCATTATACTTTGTGGTCCTTTACCACTTTTTGATTTTAATACATTCTTTTTATGTTTAGCACTATACTTCTCACTTTTTCTCTCTACTTCTCTAACAAGTTGATAATCATTATATTGATATTTACTCATTGGTACCTTTACTAAATCTTTTATTACTAAATCAGGGTAATTGTCTTGTCGTGCAGTATAATAAGAAACTAATCCTAAAACTCTTCTTTTTAACATATTTTTGTTTTTTAATCTAATTTTTTTAGGATCACGAATATCTACAAAGCGTTCAATGAATTCTTCTTCTTCTTCTGGCAATATCGGATATGATTTTTGCATTAAATATTTAATATCTGCGGATCTATTCATTGCTTCTTTTTCAATCATTTTAATGTAATTTTTAAATTCTGGATCCCAACTTTTTATTAATAAATGAAATCCTAATGTTTGATTTCCACGATTGATATCAACATAGTCTACATAATCAAGATTCTGTAAACTTGCTGTAATTGATTCTAATGCCCCAGTAGGAGCACCATTGATTTTAAAATAATGTATTTCAATATGTCCCTTTAATACATTTAATAATACTGATGCTTCATATGGATAATTTTTAATAGGTGTACCAGTTAATGCTATGATTTTACAATTTTTAGCTGCAATTAACATCTGATAAATTTCTTTACCTTGTTTACTATTACCATTTAATCCACTAACCATTCTAGATACTAAATTATGTGCTTCATCTATAACAATTAATTTATTATCAAGTGTTCCCAATTTTTTTAGTTGATCAACAGTATTTGGTGCATTCGATGAAACAAATGAGTATCTTTGCTTAATTAGATCAGGATTATCTTTATAGGCTGGATCGCCACAAAACATTAAACCCTTATAGATAAAATTATCTTTTAAAGAAGCTGGTGATATAAAGATAACTTTCCTATCTTGTACCATTGCTTCTGATGCAGTAACAGCTGTACAGGTTTTCCCAGATCCTAAACCATGAAAAAGAAGTATACCTCTGTAAGGACTATCATGTTGCATAAAATCACGTACAAATTTTTGATATTTCATTGCTTCGAAATTACCTTTTTTCATTTGTTTGTCATTTTTTGTTAATTTATAATCAATAAATGTTTCATTAATCCATCTTGGAAATCTTTTTTTATTTGGTTTAACCCAAACATCAGGTGTAACCATATCTTTTGGTTTTGCTTTTTTTATTATTTGCTGGTGGTTATTATTTTGGTAATTATTATTATTATTGAAATAATTAATGTTATTATTAATATTATTATTATTATTATTATTTATTTTCTTTACTTTATTAATATCATAAATAATTGTATTTTTACCCACTTTTTCAATGATTTCTTTATCTGCAAATTTTATTTTTAATTTATTACCATTACTGTTGCTAACCACAGTAGCATTTACATACTTACCATTGACATTAGCCATTATTTTATCATTCTTTTTGTATTCAGGTACAACTTTTATTTTAGTTGGCATATATAATAACTACATAAAAAAAAATAACATATAAAAAATAAGCTATCTAGCTTTATTTTTTATAAACAAAAACCATATAAAACATATATCATATAATTATATAATACTATTTAAAATGGCTAATACAGTAAAATTTTATTACGACCACGAATGCAAACAACCTTCACCAGAAAGGCTTGTTTATCTTAGAAATCAAGTTAAAGAATTAATGCAACGACCACAGCCTGAACAAAGAACACCTCCATGGTATGAAATGAGAAATAATATGGTAACGTCTAGTGATTGGGGATCAGTTACTGGTGACAATAAATACAAAAGTTATAATGACCTATTATTAGGTAAATGCGGGCAAGCAAAACCATTTTGGGCTGGCCCTGCTATTAAATGGGGTGTAAAATATGAAGAAGTTGCGAATATGATATATATGTATAGAAATAATTG